AAAGAAGTTTCTATCTGCATTATAATATTTACAGAAGGAAACTTCTAGGTGTGAGATTCGTCCGGCTGTGGTAGGTGTGGACGAATCTCTATTTTTTGTTTTCGGCATAAACCTTTTTGATGCCTTCCATGACAACCTGATACTGTGTCTTGTTTGTTATCTCACAGCATTTTTCCAACAATTCTTTGTCCTGTTTGGTTGCTCTGATTTTAATTTGCTCTGATTTAGGGTTATCAATTTTAGGTCTGCCTGTTCTTGGACTCATTCATTTCTCACCTCACTTTTCGAGTACACAATAAATATATTACCGTGTACCCAAAAAGTCAAGAGGTATTTTTATTTTTTTCGCCCTACCTGCGAACAAAAATAAGACACAGCCTTTCGCCATGTCTTCCGTTTCTTCGGGGAGGTCAGGAGCATACCCTGACAGGACTTCTCCCCATATTCAATTACTTTCATCGCATTTTCTCCCCAAAAAGGCATAAAAATAACACGCATCTTTGCGTGCCTGTATCGTTTCTTTTGCGCCGGCGCAAAAGAAGGACGGTTGTTAGCCGCCCTCACTCTGATTTCTGTCCCTGTTTGATAATCTGATTTACATAGTTACTCAACCCAGCCACAAGGATGCCCTGCGTGACCGCTGTAAAGACTGCCATCGCCGCCTGCTGGCCGGTGCAGACCTCGCTGGTGGCCAGTACCCAAACGGCGCACAGGACGATGCTCACGCCGCCGAGAATCAGAGGAATATACTTATCCTTTACAGCCTGTGCCTGTTTCAGTCCCATGCCAAGGAAGTACAGGACAATAGCTACAATGATCAGTTCCGGTTTTACATAATTCATAATCTGTTCCATGTCAATCGCCTTTCTTTTTTAAGTGTAATTCATCAATTTCCTGCTTCATCTTTGTGATCATACCGTTTCCACCAAGCACATGATAGGCTTCGTACATCTCGCAGAAGTTCTGGTATGCATAGGATGGGATATCTCCAAGCTGTGTGTACTTGCTGTGGTACTCAATCAGCTGGACTCTGAGTAGTAACATAGTTCCCTTACTGTTCGCGTCTCGATCCCTTTTCTGATTTTTTAAGAGCCAGACGATGTAGCCCAGCAGCACTGGAAGTGCTATCGTATATGTCTGCATTAATATTTCATTCACTGCTCTGTCTCTCTTTCCCACTATTGAACGCAGAAGAAGGACCGTTTCCGGCCCTACTCAGTTTTTTCCTTTTCTTCCAGCTCTGCAGTGTACTTATCATACTCATCCCAGATGTCGTTCTCGAATTTGTCAACAACATCATCGATATCCTTTTTATTGGCACGATACTTTCTACCGTTGTTGATGTAGCGATTGATGATTGGAACATCCGGATGTTTTGCATCCATATTGGCGTCCATAGACACAACGGTCTCGCCGTCAACTGTGATGATTCCAGAATAATGAATGTCCTTTGTGTAAGTTGCTTCTACTGCCATAGTTTTGCCCTCCTAAAAATTAATTTGTATCTCCAGAGATATTATCTCTCATGGATTCAAGTTCACTTCTTAGATCCGCAACCTCTATTTCAAGGTTCGATCTTCTTTCTTTTTCGAGCTGTAGCTCATGCGTTATTACCGCAATCAAATTGGTATATACCATACTATAGGTATCAATATAGCCATCCTCTGTGTTCTTTCTGTCGTGGTGTACCAGATCCAGTTCGTCTTCTCGGATTCCGAGTTCTCGCATGGCTTCCACAACATCCTGTGCGACAAATCCATAGCAAATGCGTCCATCGCCGTCAATCATCCGATACTGAACTGGTTTTAAGCGATCGAACAGCTCTGAATGAATATCCGTCTTATTGATCTTGCTCTCACCGAGTGGAAATATGTTTGTTTTGGCGCGGCGATCGGATGTGACCTGTGGGGAGTTTTTAACAATCAAACGCTCCCATACTCTTCCACTATCTCCTAACATAATCTTTTCGGAGTACGCCTTGGTCGGTGCGAACGCTCCAGTATACACTCCTCCAGACCAGCCACAGCCATAAAATTCGACCTCTGCCTGATAACCTTTCTTCTTTGATTCAAGAATAATGCTACCGTTACCAATATCGAAGTTTGCTTTGTTGTTGGCATCCGAGTAAGTATTTACAACAAAAGAATCGTCAACAGCTCCGGCTATACAGCTTCCAGAAGAACTTGATGTCTCCAATACAGATTCGTGGACACCTTTAATATCTACATATTCGCTCTGGATTGACAGAGCCGCATTGCCGGATTTTGTTTCAACCAAAATCTTACCGACACCGCCACATAACTCAATAACCGCATCTTTTGCGTTCTTTCCAAGCTGGATCAACTTATCACCATAATATGCGAGTGTCGTTCCTGCCCGGTTAAGAATCTCAAATGCTGATGCTGAAATCTTAGTCCGATAGCCAGACCAAGATCCGCTGGTTTTATTACCAACTTCCAATCCGGTCCCATCAGTAAACTGCATAAAGTTGGTGGCTGTTTTTGCTGCTTGTAAAGGATTCGCATTAATTGAACCAGATGGTAAAGAAGCTAATTTGGTTGATGTCCACGTCACTGTATATGGACCAGAACCTTGAGTATAGTTAAATACTCTCAGCTGCCCATACGGTTCATTTAATCTTGTTATAAGGCCCCACGTTGAAGTAGTCTTTTTATAAATCCATAACGACCATCCGCCTGAAGATCTTAGGAAATCCAATCCAGGATTTGAGTTATTTGCAGAGATAAAACTAAACTGGACATCTGTTGTCTCAAAACCTCTGCCACCAAGTTTAAATGTTGTTGGTTGATTTGCATACGAACCTGTGATCTTTATTGTAGCAAATTCGACATAAAGATTTGACTCACCGTTTCCATTTACCGTATGCACTACCTGATTTGCGTCCTTACCTGCAGCGCCCTGTGGACCTTGAGGACCAGTTGCTCCAGTTGCTCCTTTATCTCCCTGAGGACCTTTATCGCCTTTTACACCTTGAGGACCTTGTGGTCCCTGAGGACCAGTTGCTCCTTTATCCCCTTTATCACCTTTGGCACCGGTTGCACCTGTGTCGCCTTTGCTTCCCGTGACGCATACTGCGGTAGTTGTTGAAGATGTGTTATCGGTATACGTGATAACCGATCTCGTCCAAATATATTTACTGTTCTCCCATCCAGGATAAGTCGTGCTCCACGATCCGCCGGACATGGCTGTTGCTGACGTTGATTTGTAATACTGTTCTACAATAGATTTAACGCCTTTACCGGTTGCACCAGTCCCTCCAGTATCTCCTTTATCACCTTTGGCTCCGGTTGCTCCCTGTGCTCCTGCAATGCAAACTCCATTTTGATTTGGCGAATACGTTCTGTTACCAGCTCCGTCCGTTGTTACCGTACGGCTCCACATATACTTTCCATTAACCCATGTTGGCGCTGTCGTCGACCATGATCCTCCAGAAAGAGAAGTCGGCGATGTCGAAAGATAATACTCCACGTCAACAAAAGACACATAATCCTCAGGTGCTGGAGTCCAGTCAGTTGCCGTATTGCCTTTTTCGATCTTAAGGTTTTTAAACTGATATGAGACCCCAACATTACTGTTCATTCCGGTAAAATATGTATTCTGTGAAGTTCCGCTAGGCAATGTTGCTGCTGATTTTACAACCCATACCAGTTTTGTCCATACATTCGCAATTGTTTTGTTGTTTACGGCTTTACATGATTGTATCAACATGTTTGAACTGTCACCATGTCTAAAGTCTGGATTCATCGATGTAGAAACACTTGCTTTGACATCTACGGATACGGTATAATTCGTGTCAGCCTCCCATTTTGTGCGTCCAATATAAGAAAACTGTATTACAGACCATCCGGATTGTTTTACCGAATCTCGTGTAAGCTTACATGTATTAACTCCAGTTTCGGATACAGATTCTTTGGAATAGCCGCCAATATGCATTGACCAACTCCATCCGGTTGTTCCTTTATTGGTATTGGTCGCCAAATTTCGCCCACCGACGACAATTCCTTCCGGTGTACTACCAACGTTGTAAGCAGTTGAAGTTGTATTATCCGTATAGGTGATGATCGTACGAGTCCAGAAATATGGTTTGTCCGCACTTGTCGCCGGAGGAGTTGCTGACCATACTCCAGTAGGGATCGTAGTTCCAGACGAACTTGCCTGATATGTTACTGCAGTAGATTTAACGCCTTTTCCACTTGCACCAGTATCGCCCTTATCTCCCTTACTGCCGGTAGCTCCTGTTGCACCCCTCGGGATAATTGTATGGCTTATACACAAACCTTTCAGATCTCCAGATGCAGTATTACTCCGATAATAAGCAACATGAGCATTTTTTGTGTCCGTTGCAGTTCCAACGATTGCAAACATATCACCAATCCGGCAACCGTTACGGATACCAGATGTGCTGGACCAAGTTTCTTCGTGATTAATCGTTCCATATGTTGTCCACTGAGACTCGGTGAAGGCATCTCTAACCACATTTGCCACAAGACTATATCCCTGTGAACCAGTAGCCCCTGTAGCACCTTTGTTACCATATACACCGATAACTCGTTTTGTTGTGTCTACAGTTGTCCCATTTGTATAAGTAATTGTCTCGTAGTTCCAGAGATATTTATTGCTCTCTGTCATTGTCGGAACCGTAGACGACCATGAGGTAGGAACAGTCGAATTGGATGTGGAGACTGCGTAGTGCTCAGTAATGCTTTTAATGCCATTTCCGGTTGATCCGGTATCACCTTTATCCCCTTTACTTCCCCGATCACCGTATGATCCAATGATGCAAGGCACAGTTGTACTCGCCACGGTTCCGTCGGTATACTTCACAACCTCATAATTCCAAAGATACTTCTTAGCCGCAGACACCGACTGGACAGCTGTTGTCCATCCACTCGTCGCCGTTGTAACTCCGCTGGAAGATGCCGTTGCCAGGTAATAATTGACTACTGATCCAATACTCTTTCCATTGGTGCCATTTGCACCATTGGTTCCCATACGGCCGACACTATATATCGTGGATGTTGTGTCGTCAGTGTAAGTGATGATTGTACGTGTCCACAGATACTGCCCCGCGGATGCAGATGGCACAGACCCAGACCATGTGCCAGTTGGAACTGTTGTTCCGGAAGTTGAAACCTGGTATGCAACAGATGTCGATTTAACCCCCTTACCCGTATCACCCTTATCACCTTTGGCTCCAGCCTCGCCTTTGATTTTCGCCCACTTATACATTCCGACACTTGTAGGATCATCTTTTGCATAGTCCACGCATGTTCCGATATAAGCGCCAATATCCTCACCACTGTTCCCGGTGAATGTCTTCCCACCGTCATTACTATATTTGATGTGCAGATAACTGGTTTTCCCGTCTGCTCCATTGGTACCTGAAATTCCCTGTTTTCCCTGTGGCCCCTGCGAACCTTCCAGCTGCTGCCAGCTGTACTTCTTCGGATCATCCGAATCCGTCTGTGTAAAATCCACATACGTTCCAATGTATTTTGACGGTGTCTCTGTCATCTGAGACGCATAGGTCGGATTCGAAACCGCAGAATATTTGATGTGAAAATACGTCGTTTTTCCATCTTTTCCGTCAGCGCCTTTGGGTCCCTGGATTCCCTGATCACCCTTATCGCCCTGCAGGCCGCGCAGTCCTTGCTCGCCCGGATCTCCCTTATCTCCTTTCGGCCCCTGAAATTTGCTCCAATGATACTTCGCCGGATTGGTGCTGTCAGCCTTGGTAAAATCCACGTATTGGCCTATATACGTTTTATCGACGGCGTTGGTTGTCGAAAAGCCTGTCTTTCCATCCGCGCTTGTTGCATAAGCGATATGCAGATAACTGGTTTCACCATTCGCACCGTTTTCTCCAGGGGTTCCATCGGCGCCGTCCTCTCCGTCATCGCCCTGAAATTTTCGCCAGGTGTACTTGGTCGGATCTGTACTGTCCTCCAATATATAGTCCACGTAGGTACCGATATATTTTCCTGTATCCTTCCGCAACTGATTTGCTGTCGGGTTCGGAACATCAGCATATCTCACATGGAAGAAACTAGTCAGACCATTCTTTCCGGGCTCTCCCGCAATTCCCTGCTCTCCAACAACCTTTACCCAGGTATAGATGCTCGGGTCTGTAAGTACCGGCTGTTTTGTCGTCTGATTGTATGCGATACCCATGTATGTCTTTCCAGCTGATTTGAGCGATATTCCGCCGCCCGTTTCCGTATCAGCAAACACAACCCAAGTGTAAAACGTCCGGTTCTTTGCCAGTTTTTCAAACTGTGCAGCCAGGCTCTCCATCTTTTCTGAAATTCCACTCGATTTCAGCTTGTATTCGCCCAGCGTTGCCGTGTACTCATCATTGCAAATGGAGGACTCCAGTTTCATGATTCTTGCAGACAAATACAGTTCTCCGGCATCATCTACAATGTTCACTGTATCGCCGATCTTGATTCCATCCGGCAGATACGCCAGTTCCACTTCGTAGGATACGGCTGCATCATAGATCTTTTTCAGCTTTGATACGGCACGATTGCACAACTCTGACTGACTTAACGTATCATAGGTGTAAGTCTGGACAATATGACCGGTTCCATTTCCTTTTTCGGAAAGATACCGGCTCCATTTGGCCACTGCGCTCCGGGAATAAATCGTACTGCCGGACAGATATATATCGCCGTCATCATACTTATACCCTTTCAGATTGATCGGCGTTTCACTGTCTTCCGGATATCCGCCGGTAACGGAAAGTGCCGTAGCCAGATCTTCTACTGAACTTTTTACAATGATATTTTTCACTTCCCGGTTGATCCGAAGTTCTCGCCCCTGATCTACGCCGCGCTTCTTATGCAGGTTGATATATTTGTGCTTGATTTTCAACCGGTCGATTTCAAAAGTATAGGAAACTTCCGCGTCAAACTGCGTGGCAACGCTCAAAATACGCTCAGAAGCGGTGGTCTCACCCTCCCAGGACAGTTTCCGGTTATAATTGCTGACCTCATTGATTCCAATTTCAAAGCCGGAATCGTCGCTGAATTTTTCAACATAGTAGCTCGCTGGATATGCCTTGTCTGCTTTGTATTCGCCAACTGTCTCGTTCAGGAGATCCATACCGGCATCCTCGGCATAGATTTCTACTTCCTGTTTGAAAATATTTTCTTCGCTGGTAATGATCGTATAAAATTCCTGCTCATCGCCATTCTTCCGAAGAATATAATTGCCAACAGAACCATACTGTTTCGCATCATTCCGCGTGCTCGCCGTGTAATTCAGCGTAAATTCTAGTGTAGCAACACCTGCTTCCACCTCTTCTGTTTTCAGATCATCAGAAATGTACAATCCCTTCGGTAGCTCTGTGCTTGCCTGCCCAAGGACATTCATATGTCGGTCCGCAAAATATAAAATCATAGAAACACCTCCCTGTATTTCATTGTGTATGTTGGCTGTGTTGCCCAGTCCGATGCAATGCATTGGATCTGATTCATTCCAGGCTGCAGGCAAAAGTTCTCCCAATCGTTGCCCAACGCACCAAGATCCTGTCTCGGAAGTCCCTGTAACATGACCTCTCCATTGCTACAGTCAGCTGTCAAAACCTGATTTACCGAAAATTTATTCGGAATATCACGCCATTTTTCTACATTGTCAATTCTCACGAAGATGCCGCGGAAATAATTTCTGGTGACAAGCTGATTTCCTGTATTTCGACTTCCCCACTGTCCCAAATACAATTTCACTGTTGCCACTTTCACATCTTTTAATTCTGGAACTGTAAATTCCGGATAACTGCCCTTCCAGAAAAAACGTATTTTCTCTCCATGTTTCATCATGTCGCTTGCGCCATACGTTTGGCTGTATGGGTTTGCATCTTTTCGATGGCAAGGTTCAAAAGTATATGTTTTGACGATACGCGGGTTGTTTCCACCTACCCACATATTCATGTGCGCTGTGTTTCCGATCGTATCGGTTTTGTATATCTCCTGGCAGCAGATCATTTTTCCGTTCGCATCGCAGAAAGCAATCGCCTGGCAGCCCGTCTGCCCCATAAGACCAGTTTCAAACCAGCTGTTCATGTAACAATAGAGGTGCGTCGCTCCCTTTGCTCCATTGGAATCTACCACATCAATAGATTTCATAGCTCCATTCCAGCCGTTTGTGTTTGGACTTACATATCCACTGCTGGCCAGATACAGACCTTTGATGCTGTCTACGCTCATGACACCCAGCTTTCCAGCCGTCTTGCTGTTACTGTATAAGAAGTTGCTCCCTGTATCATCTTTCCACGCCGCATCCTGTGACCAGACATATTGGTCAGCATAGCTTGTTATCAGTTCGCTTTTTTTGTATGTTTCTCCGTTCAACTCATCCGGATCACCGAACTGAAGAATTTTCTTGGAGTCATTTACAAAACCTACTACTCCATTTTCACTGTGCATTACTGCCTGAAGCTTTGGAAAGGCCCGATAAGTGCCGTTGTACGACACAATGAACGTTTTTCCGTCATCCGCAGTCGGATTCACCGTAAATTCTTCCACCGAATACTTGAATGGATCCGCGCAGTAAAATTCCAGCTCCGCAGTGATCGCATTTCTTCCCGCCGGCACTTCACTCGTTCCCTGCTTTGTTCCGATATAATATTTGTCCGGTTCATCTGCAAAAATAAGGGTTGCCTGTTCTGCATCCAGAAGAGCATTCAGTTTGTTGTAAGCACTGCGAAAAGCTGCATTATCTTCGGCTACCAGCTGATATCCCACCACAATAGTCCTTGGCTGATAACGCTTTCGTCGATACTTTGTACCGTCAGACACGCCTGTTTCCAGATCTGTAATCTCCGTACCCAAAATTTCCCGGCCGGACACATAAAGTGTCCGATAGCCGGGAATTACGTTCTCAAGATAACTTCCATTAAACATGAGAGCCTCCGAAGGCAGGTTCTGCCCTGGGTATCGCTCTGTTGTATCTACAAAGTTATACATTCATTCTCCTGCCTTTCTTTCGGTTCTCCCTTGTCTCCTGTTTCTCAATTTCTTCTCGTGTATACGTTGCGGTCGCTTTTCCGATTTCTCTTCCGTCCAGATTAACGGGTACATAGATGGTATATTTTCCATTACTGCTGTACTGGTAGCTGTCGTTCAGGTCTTCAGATCCTGTCCGAAGGCTCATTCCGATTTCCGGCGCAGGTGTAAGCTCCGGAACCTGTATCAATTCCATGGCGGCCTGCCTCGCCTCCTGCACATGATCCATAATGCCGTTGACCCAGCCGATACCGAAATAATTGCCGAGTTTATCTGTCACCCGTGATGGGCTGTGGATCTGTGCTCTCGCCCGGATCGCCGCCTCTGCAGCCGCCGCAAGCTGTGCCGCCACTGCTCTTACATGTCCAACCTGGCTTGCCATACCATTTGCAAGTCCCATTCCGATGTATGCGCCGCTGTTATAGGCACCGCCTGCCGATGATCGCATGGTAATTACAATCGAATTTGACATTGTTCCGGCCGTAGAGACCGCCTTTGACATTCCTGCTGAAACGCCATTGTTGAAATTATTTCCAACCGCTTTTCCAGAAGTTTTTGCCTTGCTTTCTCCCTGAGAAAACTGCTTAATTAATGCACTGATAGCGTTTTTTGCTTTGTTCCCCAATGCATCCAATCCGGAATTTACAACATTGACGCTCGATTTCATGCTCGTGAGCGATTTTTCTGCGCTCTTTGCATTTCCAGCAATTGACTTCATGCTGGAATTTACTGATTTCAGAGCAACTACCATAAGACCGGTTCCTGCGGCTCCGGCCACCATTGCCGCTGCAAATACGCCAACTGTTACAGCTGCCGCGCCAGAAGATCCTGCCAAAATCACAAAAACCGCACTGGCCGCAGTACCTGATCCAAGTAATGCCGCCAATCCGGCTGCACTGACCTTTGCACCAGCCGCTACAAGTGGAAATGCTGCTCCCATAATTGTCAAACCTGCACCTGCCATCACAAGCGAAGCTCCAAGCACCGCTGCTCCGGCAGCCAATGCAATTACTCCTGCGGCTGCAGCCAGTGCAGTTACGCCGACCAACGCAAGACCAACTCCGAGCACGGTTGCGCCAACTCCTCCAACAGCAGCTCCGGTGCCAAAAACAATCATGCTTGTGCCAAGCTGAGCAATAGCTACCGCTCCCTGGCTTCCATATTGTACAATTGAAGGAAGAACAGCGGACACAACCGCCAATGCCGCGCTGGCAATCAACGCACCTGTTGCTACCAAAACAATAGCGGCTCCAAATGCAATAAAGCCAACTGCTCCCGCTGTTAGTGCTGGTCCAAGAGCAGCCGCTCCAACTGCCAACAAAGCGATTGCCGCAACCATGCCAACCATACATCCAATAGCCAGCGGACCGGCATTTGCAAGATTAATAGCCGCCAAGGATAACAAACTGATTCCGACTGCTGCAATTAATACTGCAGCGCCAAACGCAACAAATCCAACCGCTCCGGCCGAAAGCGTTGGTGCTACATTTTTCGCTACCAACATCAAACCGCCAAGTGCAACCACCATTCCAGCCATCACTCCAATAGCCAGTGGACCGGCATTCGCCAACTGAATCGAAGAATATGCCAAAAGTGCCAAACCTGCGCTAATCATTAGCACAGCCGCTCCCAACGCCAGAAGCGCCGGTGCCATCGCTGTTAATTTCTTTGAACCGCCGGACATAGATGAAAACATTTTCGTCATACCAACTGCGAGCCCTACTACCACGCCAATCAAACCGGCAAAAACAGCTATTGCCCCCGGACCAGCATTGGCTACTGCAATTGCCGACTGTGCAAGCAAGTAGAATCCTGCGCTGATCGCCAGCACTCCAACGCCCATCATCATAAAAGCCTTGGCAGACGCTACCATTTTCTTCGCACTACCGCCGCTGGATTTTCCAACCGCCTCCTGGCCTTTTGAAACACCAAATAGCCCTGGTGCGATTTTCCCGAGTCCAGCCTTTGCCAGCCCTCCAACAGCTCCTGTAAATGCGCCAACAAACGGTGCTATAGCCTTAACGATTTTAAAGCCTTTATATGCAATCAAGAGTTTCGGAAGTGCCACCGCTACTTTTGCAATCGCGTCCGAATGTTTTTCCAAAAATCCAGAAACTGCTACAATTCCATCTTTGACCTCTCCCAAAGTGGTAGAGAAATTTTCAATACTTTCTGTGCTGCCAAAAGAACCTGAAAGCTTCTTGATATCTCCTATGATCGCCCCAGCCGCATCGCCCAGCGCCGTTCCCGCTTCCAATGCGTCCGTTTTGAAAATATCCCAATATGGTTTTGATTTCTCAACCATTGATTCTATTTTATCGACAGCCTTTTCGATCCCTTTTCCGCTGGCAAGCTTTTCATCAATTTTTCCAACCGTCTCAGTTGCGATGCCAACCAAACCTCTCATTTTTCCGCCAACCTGGTTGAATGCAGTAATTCCAAGTCCTTCCATAGCAGACTGCAGTTTCACGACATCGTGCTGAAGATTATCCATTTTGATCTCTGCCATTTCTTTGGCTGCACCGTCACTGTTATAAATGGCATTGGTTAACTTGTCAAAATCCTCTGGTGCCGCACTCACGATTGAAAGCAGACCTGACATACCCTCTTTTCCAGCTAACGTAGCAGCGTATTTGGCCTTTAACGCTCCCTCTGCTCCATAAGCCTTTTCCGTTAAATCTGCTAATGCTTCATTATACTTCTTTTCTGTCAGCTCTCCATTGGCATACTTTTCGTCAAGTTTTGCAAGGTTCTCTTGGAACTGATCCATTGGCATTTTGCATTGTCCAAATGCACCGCGCAGATCGGTTACAATGTCCATCAGAGACTTCATCGAGCCATCACCATTCTGCAACGATATGCCCAAATAATCCATTGCGTCACTGATATCATCTGTTGGCTTTGCAAGATTCGTCAGAATAGTTCGAAGGCTACTTCCGGCCATGCTGCTTTTCAATCCTGATGAAGCCATGAGACCGAGAGCGATGGCTGTATCTTCTACACTATAGCCTAACGATCCAGCTACCGGAGCCGCATATTTAAATGATTCACCCAACATGGCAACATTTGTATTGGAATTGGCCGAAGCCGCTGCAAGAACGTCAGCAAAATGTGAAGCGTTAGAAACTTCTTTCGTAAAACCATCTTTAATAATTTTGGTTGTGCCATCTGCTGATAAGCCGAACGCTGTCATCGCATCTGTTACAATGTCAGAAACGCCTGCCAAATCTTCTCCCGACGCTGCGGCTAGATCCATTACACCTTCGATTCCATTTAACATATCCTCAGTTTTCCAGCCGGCCATTGCCATATACTCCATCGCAGAAGCTGTCTCGCTTGCGGTGTACTGCGTGGATTTTCCAAGCTGTTTTGCCTTTTCAGACAGTCTATCAAAGTCGGATCCTGTAGCTCCGGAAATAGCTGCTACAGACGACATAGCATTCTCAAAATTCGCGCCAGCGCTTATTGCACCAGCAGTCAAGCTTTTCAGTCCGCTTCCGATTGCCGAGACTGCCTTGGATCCAATCGCCGCCATAGCACCAAATCCAATTCCACTTGTAAGCGTATTTTTCAGATTATCAGCATAACTGCTACATGATTTCATCATTGACGAGAAGTTTTTATCTTCCGCGCACAAAACCGCTTTTACGCTATAAGATTCTGCCATCTGTTCGCCCTCCTTTCTTTAACAACTTGGATATTCCAACAAAACGCGGATCGCTCTTCTTATGTTTCTTTTCCTTCACATTTTTTAATTCTTTTTCATAGTCGAAGAAATTTCGGAATCTTTTGTATACTGGCACTGTTTTCTTCCCAGATTTTTTCTGCGCCTGGGCAGCAAAATTCAGAAATGCCTGCCGATGTGCCCTGTATTCGTCGTCTACTATTCGATATCTCAGCGCTTCCATCATAATTTCGTACTGTGCAATCGTCAGACGATCAACCTGTTCAAACGATGTGAATCCCAGATACCGGAAGCAGCTGATTGCAACTTCCCGGTATTGTTCTTCAAAGCTCACCTCTTCATGGGATATGTCACTTACTTCTTCGCTTTTTCTTCCTCGATCGTCTTCTCGAGATTCTGGACGCATTTCTTCGTAGCATTTGCATTCTTTAAGAAACCCATCGTATCTTCGAAGAGCTGATCGATATCGGTATCCGAATCATCAATATATTCATCCAGAATTTCTGTAGTTGCTCTCGGATTCTGCCCTTTATTCGCTACGAGTAACAGATCCTCAAGAGCCTCTACATCTCCGTCCATGATCCCTGCCACAGCGTATCTCAGGCCAATATTCTTCTTGGCATCTTTTACTCCGTCTACCGGCATGCTTACTTTCTTGTTCATTTCTCTCATGAATCCCATGCCAAAATTAAACTGATACACCTGTCCGTTGATTGTAAGTTCCATATCGTTTTTCTCCTTTACTATTCAAAAAGAGGACGATTTCTCGCCCTCTGCATTTTTACGCTCCTGTTTTAGTTGTATCTGTAAATACGTACGCCGCTACTTCCTGCTGTGCGGCTGTCACTGTCACATCGCCTTTCTCACCGGTTCCGTTTACGCCAAAGGTAAGGGATACTTCTACCATATCCTCGGCATTCGAAGTCTTTTCCAGCTCCGTTACGTAACCCTGGAAATATTTTCCCTTGAATTTATTGCTTCCGCTGGATGCCGGTTCATCCAGATTTGCTTCCCAGATCTCGACCAGTTCATCATTGATCATGGCATCTTCAAGAGAATCGATCAATGTGTCGCCCTTGGCAAGAATACTGGTTGCCGTAATCTCAACCTCGGCTGCTCCCGGGGTACGGATCGTGCCATCCTTTGTCTCTGTGGTATCGGCATCTTTGCTTGTCGTTCTGCCGTTCTCTGTCGTAAACGCTAATGCTGTAGCTGCATTTTTAGCCGCATCTTTTTTAAGGCGGTACAGATAAACGATCTTTTTACCACGTACCGCATCTGCGAATAACTGTAAATCAATTGTTTTTCTCATGCTGTTCTCCTAACTGAATAAAAAAGTCACTTCCACGATGCCGTGAAGAAGTGGCTGATTGGTAGTTGTGTCCGGCAATATTCTCTGATTCAAGTCCTGCACGGACCAGGAGAAGCTGCCGGTATGTTCCAGTTGTCTGCAAATCTGCTTGATCTGCAGAAGCATCTGTGAAACTGTGCCGCGCTGCCGCGGATTGTCGTGCCAAACGTGGATTGTCTGGCTTACGTTGCCGAACACAGCCGTTTTATTGGCTTTATCGGTTAAATCGCTGTCCGCCAGATAGATAAACGGGTATGGCGTACCTTCCGGCGGTAAAAACGTGTCATACACACTGTCTGGATACTGTTTTTTTAATTCCAGAAGCAACGCACTGAATAATTCCTGCTGTGGGTCCATGATGTCACCTCGTAAGCTTTTTCAGATCGGATTTGAACTGTTCTTTCTGAATCGCATAAGAAGGATATACAAACGGCTGCGCTTCCATATATCTCGTACCATGTTCGAGGTATGGGCTATATTCCGTTGTTGGTCCGGCTTCGGCAGTCATTCCTCCATCTTTGATGCTCATCCCGATACTTCTTTTTGTTGTTCCGGTCTGATAACCCTTCTTGAAATTTGCTTTTCTCTGCAGTTTTTCTTGCATTTGAGCACCATTTTCCTTTACAACCCGCTTTACATCGCTCATCTGCACGTTTTTCTTCAATTTGACCTGCAGTTTTTCCATTCCTTCCAGCTTGATTTTTGGCATCAGACCACCTCCGATAGTATGAACGTCTGTTTTACACGCAATTTCCGTGTATAGTCCACTTTATAGTTTGTGTTCCCGATCCGGATCCGATCAAACGGCTTCTGATAATGATTCTGAAGCTGCACTGTCACGCTGCCCTGACGGATTCCTCCGTATACGATCTGCATGATCTCTGCTCTCGTATCCATCACAGAAGCCATTTTCTGCACCTCTGTGACCTGGTCTGCAGCATAGTTTCCGGTTTTCGAATCATACTCACCCGGCAGGACTCGCTGGAAGAAAATTGGCGTATCGTATCTCACAGAAACTTCACCTTTCCCTTCCTTGCCTCCCGCTGGCTGTCCAGATAAGACTGAATATCATCCATGTACCCGGCAAAATCATTTTCAGACCAGGAAAGGCTCTCACCCTCAACGCTGTGAGAGGAGAGCCCTTCCGAGCCGATCCGGTTGAATCGAATGACCGAAACATCCAATATGATGTATTCCATCTCTTCCGGCGGCTCCAGACCGCCAAGAAGAAATTTCAGCCGCTGTTTCGTGGCATTCAGAATCAGCTGTAGCTGCTGTTCTGTCTTTTTATCTGTGTCTTCCAGTCCAAGAAGCAGTTTCAGATCTTCGAGCATCGACTGCCTCCTACTTCTCTGGTTCTTTTACCAGTTCGATCACCGGGGTTCCACGCAGGTTTTTATCCGAAGCAAGCTCTTCCAGACGCTCTTTCGAGACCTTGATTCCCTCGCGCGGGAAAACATCACCCTCTCGGTACTCATGGTCATCGTCATGAAGATCCGTAAAGTATTCAATCACCCTGTACATAGGTTCCTCCTTCTCAGCTCTTCACAGCTACTGTTACATCGCCGGAACGGACTGCTTTATAGTTCTGATCACACTCAACCAGCGTGATGTGATGGGTTGCTGTAGATGCGATTTCGGATTCTCCATCCCATTTGCTCCAGTTTTTCACGTCATCGCCGTATTTCACGGTAGTCGCGGATGCCGCATCTTTGTACTTCCAGCAGTTTTTCATAGACATCAGCTGCTCTTTTACGGAGATCTTTGTTTTTCCTGTTTCAGATCCTTCTGCCGCCGTTACGGTCAGTTTTCCAAGAGTCTGTGTATCCGCTCCACCAACGGAGATGTAGGCGATGGCATCCAGGTACTCACAGAATAAGCGCAGACCCATAATAGCGTACAGATCCGAAATTGCTCTCTCGTAGGTACCCTGTGCATGGAAACCGATAAAATGAGTAGTCGGGTCCGTTGTATAGCTGAGGCCAGCTTTTACGAACTCAGAGTCGCCCGGATCGATGTAATATCCGATGATGTTGTTGAGTGGAGTAGCGATGACGACGTTTTCCGGAATTTCAGAGCTTACGAACACGACATCAGCGCCAAGAAATTTCTTCATGTACTCAAAGCCGAACGCCGTCTGCAGTGTGATGTCCGCAGCGCCGACGTATTTGTATACATCCAGTGTATTTACCCATACTGCTACGCCGGTAGCCGTTCTTCTCATCTTTTTGAACTTATCTTTAACCTTTCCGATTGCCATAGCAACCGCCATCTGCCAAGTGCTTTCATGGCCAGTCAGAGAACCTGCTTTCAGCTGTGCGTACAGCTTATCCATGACAACGTTCTGCAGATCGGTTTTGAACTCTTCGTCGGTATCCTGTACTGCGGCATCATATCCCTTTTCCGCGATTGCCTCCAGGGTTACTCCCTTACGATACTTGCTGATTTTAATAGTATCAAACGGAATTTCTTCCACAGCGTACTGGGAGTACGGGATCTCTTCGCCCTCTGCGACCTCACCGGACTGCAGGTTTCCTGTCACCTTTTTTGTATTTAAAACGGTGTTGTTATCTTTCTTGATCATTCGGATAATGCCCAGGACGTCAAGCAGTGCCTGAATGTTTTTGCCGAAAGATGTTACGAAATCAATCTCACGGGCTTTTACCCGGATCTGTGCCTGACCTGTCATGTTATCCGGTGCCGCAAATACCTGCAGCCCTAATTTTCCAATTCTATGCATGCTGTTTTCCTCCTACTGAAATAATGCAATATTTTCCGCAATCAGCCGCTGCCGTTCAATTGGGTTGCTGACTGCAAGAATCTGTTCTTTTGTCACAGCACCTTTTCCGCCGGATCCGCCCTTTGGGGCATTTCCTTTCAGGGCATCTTTTACGGCAGCCTGTACTGCATCCTTGTACATCTTTGTGAAAGCTTCGACTGCCGTCTTGGTATCCTCAGCGCTTTCCGATACCAGATGTGCCAGAAGTTCATCCGGGATGTTGATTTCTTCATCTGCCAGCATCTTTCTGGCCGTCTTTGACATTTCCGAGAGCGAATTCTGCCGTTTCAGATCTGCCAGTTCCTTTTCCAACTTCCGGTTTTTATACTCCGCTTTCTCTTCCTTTGTCATCTTCGCCAGCTTTTCCGCCTCTGAAAGCTTATCATCAGTCAGTGCCTGCCACTTTTCCTGCGCTTTGGTCACTGCTGTATTTACCGCTTTCTGCACTCTGCGGTCGAACTCCGCGCGATTCTCTGCCTGCCCCAGAAAATCATCAAACGACATCTCATTGCCGCTATCTCCAGAACCTGCTCCAGCTCCGTCCTCGTTTCCGTCTCCGGCTCCGCTGCCGTCTCCTTCGCCGTCTGCAAATACCTGCAGGTTGATCATCGGGATTCTCCAATGATAATGGTTGTTTTTGCGCTTCATTATTTTTCTGTCCTTTCTGCCCCGTCCCGTTCTGTAATAGCCCCGTGCCGTTGCTCCGGAATCATAGTTTAACGACATTTCGGTCACATCGGTTACACGATCCGGACATGCTCCGGAAATTCATCGACCATCAGACAGATGCCGACAAAAAAGGAATCCACCAGAGTTCTTGCTCTCTCTGATAGATTCCCATACTGTATATCAACCCATCCGGGCGATACTTCGTATTCTATTTCATCCCCTGTCAGATCCTCAATCGAGTGGATCAGCGTCCGCACAAGGCTGGAAACGCCCGCGCAGACAATATCCTGCCCATGTGGTGCGTACATTGCATGACCGGACACAGTCAATCGGTCTTTTCTTACCGTTACATCAATCAACAGTCATCACATCCTTTCATTCCGGCTGTTCCCTGCCGGTGGGAGATGTATGGATCACCGCTTTTCTACTCTGCTGTGTAATCTTCAATGACCGGAATACCGTACTCAATAGCACATGTATTTTCGATCTTGCACCATCTGGCATCCTGCCAGCCTTTCGCAAAGTAGGCAATGTCAGCACCAGCCAGAAGTTCCAGGGATTTTCCAAGGAACCAGAGTGGCTTTGCATCCACCGGAGCTTCCTGGAAGAAAGAATCAATAACCTCTACTTGCTCTCCAATCACGTCTTCTGCACTCTTGATTGCTTTCTTACGTTCTGCAAGGATATCTTCATCAGACTTTCCTTTCATTGGCTGTGAAATAAACAATTTCTTCATGATTAATCCTCCTAATCTGCAAACACCCAATCATCTGCAAGCATATCTGCCTGACTTGCGAGCCATCCCATCTGTACTCCTGATGTTCCGACAAATGCGATAGCCATGTTTCCGATAGCATCATGCTCGCAATTCACGATCTCCCCATCCGGCGTCTTATAAGAAATCCCAGTGGCGAGCTGAATGTACTGCTTTTTGCCGTTCCATCCTTTACGAGCCACCTTAAGTCCTCTTTTCAGATAACGGATAGCATCTCCAAAGCCAAATGTTGACTGACCGCCAAGAACACCACAATTCTTTTCATCAGCAATCATCCAATCATCCCTCTGTGTGTGCATGAAAGTATATTCCACTCTCTGTGTTTCACGGATATCAAGAACTTCTCCCTGTCCTTTGTCGGAATCTTTTGATCTGCAATGAATCATAATTGTCTGCTTATCAATGTCCCAACACCAGTAACCATTCCAACCAGGAAGTTTCACCTTTTCTCCATGTTTCATTGCTTCAAATGCTTCTTTGAAATTCATGATTTACTACCTCCTATTCTTCTGTATGACATGTATTTGTTATTTTACCATATACATCCTCATAAAGTTCCTGCTTGTCACCGTTGTAGGTGTATTCGGCATAGATACCATCTCCGCTGATAGTGGTTGATGCAAGGCACTTATAATTCTGAAGTGTTTTGCATGACCATACCACGAATACATTTCCAAGGTCGATCTGAACTTCCGGTCTGTTCTTGTGGTACCATTCAACGAGTTTCTTCTGTGCTACACTCTCGAAATGTGCCATTCCTGTGATAATCATATTTCACCTTGTCCTTTCTTAAAAATGTGTATAAAAATACCACCGGCCTCTCGACTGGTGGTAACTATGAAATAATTGCGCCAAGTAATGCAGACAAGATCACGTTGAATGTTTCGGCACAATATTCTTTTGCTTTCTGCATACGGCTGTTTTCTTCCAGGAACTGTACGCCCTCAAACGTAATCTCAAATGGTCTGTCTGTTTGGAGCATTGGCGCGTCTTTTGTTTTGTCAATGACTGCAAACCCTGTAATATATCCCTTCCTTACAAGTGTTACAATGATCTTGCACCAATAGCTTTGCGGAATATCAAATAATTTTGAATTCCAGGCAAACTGTTCGAGTTCCGGTTCTACGCCGAGTTTCATGCATTCGTACAGATATCTCAGTATTTTATACATGATTACTTCCATGTCATTCTTTGCCATTATCGTTTTTGCTCCTTAAACAGTTTTATACGAACGGGACCATCTCTTTTACGTCCTTCAACGTCCTTTTTGCCTTTTCAAGCAACGAATTTTCGAACAGATAGGAAATACCTTTCGGCGTGATAATGGTATCGGGCAGATCGCCTAAAAGAACGCCATCTTTCGTATGATTGACGGCAATACCTTTTACATACCCTTCTGTAATCAAGCTTAAAATGATATACTGCCAATAATTTTCGGGAATATTATAGGCTGATTCCGTAAGGTAACACGCTTCTGGTTTTTCACCCTTTTTCAAACATTCATACAGATATTTCAGTACCTGATATACGATCACAAAGTAATCATTCTGAGCCATTTGCACCGTCTCCTTATCATCAGTTGATAATTAACTGATTCTTGCAAGAATCACAGTAAAAAGTATTGGTTTTTTCACGGTCGCCAACAGGAATCATGATTCCTGTTTTACATTTTTTGCACAAAACTTTTTCGCCTTTCCTCAAGAGCTTTACTCTCTCATGAGGCGGAATATTCAGAGTATTCGTCATAAACAATCACTCCCATTTCAGATTCGGATATTTATCATTTATATGATTAATTATATCCTGGAGCACTTTCTCTGTCAATTCAATGTTTTGATGCCTGTACTCGTTCACATAGCATTGCAGTTCTTGACTTTTGGTATTTGGCTTGTTGATTTTGGCATGCGTGGCCTCGTGAATCACCGTAATAGCCGTTTCACGAACCGTTTTGGTATTATCAGCATAAATGTTGATTTCTCCATCTTCGAAAAGTCCGTCCAGTCCTTCATCAACATCAACTCCGTACCATACCTTTATTTGAATATCATTTTCCTGAAGATATTCCAACATTTCCGTTCCGATGCTGGACTTTTTCATTTCTTTCATGATATTTCGAGGTTTGATAACGTCTCGCCCCTTTGATCTGCCATCCAATGTTTGGAATATTCCTTCGTTGTCTTTATATCTTGCCTTTCTGTTTTTCGATGCTTCCCATTCTTCTGTGGTACCACCCTGTTCCAGAAAGTCCAACCATTTCTCATATTCTGCACTGTCTTCATAGGCTGCCGTGGAGCAGTGACACCGCGGATGCATCGGCGGCGCGTTCGTCCCCGGCATCATATCCTGCACTTTGAAATGCTTACCATCCAACGCCTGGCACCGCTCGCAGACATCTGCATTCCCGCAGGCAACGTATGTATATTCTTCGAATCCATTTCGAATATAGGACTGCTTCTGCGCTTCTGTCTGGACTCTGGCAAGCTCCGTGACCATGAGCCGCTCTGCATCCTCCCGGCTTGCACCGAAGCGTTTCTGCAGGTGCACCGCAAGCTCCCGCGGGTTCTTGCCCTGGATTAGCCCTGTTTTCAGCAGCTTGTCCAGCTCTGCTTTCAGCATATCCTGATACATCCAGATTCGATCGGAATAAGTGGCGTTATGGAATGACGCATCGACAATTGCCCGCGCCATTTTCCCATTTTCCTGCACGGAATTGCCAAGAATACCCGCCTGCCTGCGAAATTCTTCTATTGTCTGCTGTGTCAGCGTCTGATCAAAGTATTTCTGCAGTTCGTCGAAGCCGGATACCATTTCCAGCCCGATATTGGCTTTCAGCAGCTCCAGGCGATTGATTTTCATGGTCGCATTGTACAACCGCATCTCTTCATTCGCCTGATCAGAAAAATCTTTTTCTTTGACGTATTTTGCGGCTTTCCTTCCATATTCTTCGATGTCAAGCTTGGAAACTCTCCTTTTTGCCTCCGCCAGCGAGATTCCCTCTTTTGTGGCGTACTTTGCATAAAATCCATCGATCTCCTTCTGGATCTGGTCTGCCATATATGCATAGGTCTTCCGGATCTCTTCTGCATAGGCCTGCTCCGCCATCTTATTCTTCTTAGCATGCTCCGTCTCACGCTTCTGCCAGTATTCCTTACTCGTCATCCTGTCCACCGCCGCCAAACATCTGCTCCATCACAGGATCCGCTCTCATCTTATCCTGATCAGCATCGATTTTCTTAATCTCGTCCTGTGCATTATCCACGATAGACAGCACGCCCAGCTGTGTTTCCTGGCTGACAACGCCTTCCAGATTCTTCGCGATCTCTGCCTCTTCCTGCAGGTTTGCCGGGAAGTTCGGCGTAAAGTGTGGATGGATCTTCACCCAGTCATCTTTTTTCATCCCCGAGACCGGATTTGAGAAGATCAGACGGTACCGCCGGTTCATACCGCTGGTAAATTTCCGTTCCTTCGTCTTTTCCAGGTTGCTCATCGCCTGCAGCTTATACTTCATGGCGATACCGGAGCTGGTACCAAAATTCTCATCCGAGATATTGGCTACCATGCTGATATGGAAGATGAGCTTTTCCAGTCGATCGATCAGATGCTCCTGTGTAGTGTCTCCATCTGGCTTCTGAAGAAATTCAACGATCAACCGCTCGGTATCTCCATCAAAGTTAATGATTCTGTCGTCCCGGATATGCGCCACATCATCTTCTTCCAGCTTGGATCCAAGAACTTTCAGATAAGCATCCGCGAAATAGTCAACATCATTGGCCTTCTCGCTGATCGCCTTATTGTATGCGTTGATCATCGTAAGCACCGGTTCGAAGATTCCCATCCGCTCCTTGTTTTCTACGTACTCAGATGCCGGAACGCCATCAAAGCCGTGTATCTTCTCGTCTGCATCCCAGATCAGCTTTCCCTTTATTGTGAACCATCGAACCTTCGTCTCATCTGAAACGCTGCCATGAAGGATCTGATTCGAATCGTAATACAGCCGCACGAAATACCGTTCCCTTTCCAGCACGGAATCATCGTAAATCATGAATGCATCCAACGGGCTTAGATAGGTAATGCCGATGTTTCCGTTCTCATCGACATAATACATTTCATAGCCCTTGCCGAAAATGCTGCAGATTTTGGACAGCTCAGCATTGTTATCGTCCTGATCGTTGTACTGGTCCAGAAATTCAACATACTTCGCAACTGCTTCGTTCCCATTGTCGACCTGCATTTTGATGGCATTTCCGATAAAAAAACCGTTCATCGTATCCACGATGTATTTGGCAAAATTAACCATAATCCGGTTGTCTGGCTTCCATTTCGGCTTTAACGGCTCATGCAGGATCGGATACTCCGTCTCGTAGGCCTCCTGCAGTCTACTGTAACGAAATGCGCACTCTCCGGAATGCCGTATAATAAATTCGTTCAGTTTGGCATCCGTCAGCGTCTCTTCCGACGGCAGCCTGTACAAATTCGTCCACACCTCTATATCCCTCCTTTCACTTTTCTGTTAAGCCGCGGCTTCGCTTTACGTTCTTCCTCAATGGAATACCGAAGCATCGCCATGGCATCATCAAAAAATGGAACTGGCTCTTCGAGATAAGTGTTGGTATGCTCATCCTTCTTCCACTTCCATTGCTGAATTTCTTTTATTGTATTGACGCAGGACGGGTAGATATGGATCCTGTGCTGTTTCAAATAGTCTATCTGGGCATGCACGCTGTTCGGCTCTTTCTGCACACCTTTTGCGCGGTATCCCGCCTTCTGCCACATCTTGATACGGTCCGGCTCCGCAGAATCGCACCACATACGCAGGCGCTTGCTGAACTGCCCTTCCGCCAGCCGGATGATCTCATCCGTATCCATCGCATACACGTACAGCTCCCGACATAGATACAGCTCTCCGTCCTTGAAACCGACCTCGCCGATGCAGTTTGCATGGTTGAATCCGAAGTCCTGTGCATTGACCATGTAGTCGAATCGTTCCGGCGAGCGGTCAAATTCTTCAACAACATAGTTTTTGAGGATCAGTCCGGCGACCTCTCCCCATTCCCCCAGGCCATATACCCGATACCCTTCTGGATCCACTTCCTTACGCCGCATCATACGTCTTCGGTAGGCATCATCGATAAAGCGGTTCTGCTCGTAGGTTGACTGATGTGTCAGAACATCCGGATCTGACCGGTCAAAGAACACACGCTTAATCCAGTGGTACGCCGATACCGGGTTGAACGTCATCCGGATCTGATAGAACTGTCCATCCGGCAGTTCACCACGGAGACGGTCATCAATGATCTCGAAGTCCGCCTGCGTAATTTCCGTGGCTTCTTCGATCCAGACATCCGTCAGCTTGCCACGTTTGAATGTAATGGATTTCAGTTTTTCACGCTGCTTTTCATCGTTGACGCCTCGGAAAATGATCTGATTGCGGTTGATTTTACACTCCACAATCATGTTGGAGCTGTTAATATGCCAATATTTCTTGTACTGCTCCCCAAACATGCGAAAAATAGCACCTTGCAATTCTGCAAAAGTGCTATCCCTGTTGGTCACGTCCGCCTTTCGAACGCATAGAAGATTTCTTCCCGGATCCTGCATCAGCCGCAGGATATAATTCTGCGCCGTATCAACACTCTTTCCTGATCCAGCAGAGCCTTTCATAACGATATATCTTTTCCTGGAACGGTCAACTTCTTTGAAGCCCGGATTCATCTGGACGTTTATATTCATCCGGAATCGTCCTCCCCGTAGTCAATCGTGATGTTGAGATCCATATCTGCATCCAGCTCAACTTTCTCAGTAAACATTCCAAGGTGTTTACCTAACTGTTCCAACGCTTTCATCTTGTCATTCAGCTTAACTTCCCGCTCCATCGACGTTCCTTTCGGTCCATCCGTCGTCTTGACCTTTACGGACTGGATACACGCCAGATCATCTTCTGTAACATCCGGTCGAACAGATGCATCTTCAAAATCGATTATGTTTTTCGGATTCACAAAAGCTATTCTTGCCAGTTCCTGAATCACCCTATCTTGACTGATTCCCGTTCGCCTTGATCTTTCAGCCATTGCCTTTGCAATAGCCTCTTGAACACTAGCATTTGCTAACAGCCGCGCTCCTTGTTCATTTGCTGTTTTCGGCGAATATCCTGCTCTAATAGCGGCCTGTGTTGCGTTCAGGTCGATCAGATACTCTTCCACAAATCTCTGCTGCTTTGCAGTCAATTTTGCCATCCGGCAACACCACCTTTCTTTCCAAATTTCTGCATACAAAAATTCCCCGCATCTCTGCGAGGAATCCTTGGAATAAAAGTAACAAATCGGAGAATCTCCATCCACTGGAGAGTTGGAACGGCAGGATTCGAACCTGCGGCCTTGTCGACTCATGCGACTGCTCTTTCCAACCGAGCTACGTTCCAATAGGTGCAGGGATCTGCCTGTCACTGCACCATGCATCATTTGGACTTTTCCATGGGGTGATGCCTGCCCGATTCAACAGCCAGGCTGTGACACCTGGCCGCCGCTCAAAACACATTCACAAGGAGGTAAAGAAAAGATGAAACCCTTCCTGCCGTTCTCTCCATGATACAATATAACATTTTAAAAACGAACATTGCGAACAAAACGAACAAACTTTCATTTTCTCTCAAATTTTTCTATGCCGCCTCCATGAATCTCAGATATTCCATCCGCACACTGTCTGCAGTTGCCTTTCTTCCGAGTTTGGCCGCCACCTGGCTCCAGCTCATCTCCTCGAAGACTCTGTACTTGATAATGCGCTGCATTCTCTGCGGGATGTGGTTCATCCACTGCTCCACCTCCACTTTCAGCCGCTGGGCGTTCTCCCGACGCTCCTCCAGAATCTTCTCCTCGTGCCGCAATCTGGCATCCTCCTCATAAGTGAACGCTGTCCCTGCGATCTTGAAGTGCTGCGGATTGTACGGAAAATCGGGATTGCTCCCGGACACGTTCGTCTGCACGATGGTCTGCCGCTTCTTTTTCAGCCGTCTAATGTCCTTTTCCGTCTCTTTGATCAGCTCGCATGCGTCTATGTACTGCTCCAGAACCTTTTTCTCCACTGGTATCACCTCCCCACTTGTGTTCTCTTCCGGTTGTCCGGTCTCTCATTTTGATCTCGACCAATTCCAGGTGCGACACGTTCAAAACCTCCCGTACAACCTTGACCACACTCCAGATCTGTCTCGGCAGGTGGGTAGCGTTTCGAATTGCCCTGTCCGCTGTCGGATCACGATATCCTTCACCATTCATTGTTTTTCACCTCATCCAAATTCCAGCTGTCCGTCATCGACGAATTTTGTTTTTTTTAAGCTTAACTTATCCCCCTGCTGTTTTAACCGATCGACACGTGCCTGCTGTTTCAGGTTTGCCATGTAATTATCATCAACTTCCGGTGGAATTTTCAAAAAATATTCTTCCGGAAGTGACATTCCAGCTTTTTCACATAACTCTGCAATATCTCTCTTGTAAGAAATAATATGATTTCTCGTCAGATTCATATTGCAGCCATCCGGATAGAACGGATCATTGCAACCGTTTTCGTTGAAATAGTTCCAAATAGCACGTTCGCGGATTATCAGTCTGCAAAGTAATTTTAACTGCTGTTCTGGTGTATTCTCTTTCATGGTGTTACCTCCAGAAAATCCTCCAAACTCATCTGCACTGCCGGAATGTCCTCCCACTCCACACCGATATAATCCAGGACTCTTCCCCAGCCATATTTCTCGCCTGTGTTCGGGTCTGTGCAACAGCGATACATCCAAAATTCCCATTCTTTCAGGTTGCGCTCCCGGAGCTTGTCAAACCGGTGCGGCCGCTGCTCCAGATGGATTCCGAACCCGCACATGCTGCAGCCGGTTCTCTGTGCTCCCGTTGTGTAGAGTTCTCCATTCTGCCGCTTTGCTATCGCTCCATAGATTTTCGGCACGATGGATTCCAGCTGAACATATTTTTTCGGGCTCCCGTCTTTATTCCGGCCATACGGCTGCGCATGATACAGTTTCTCAAATAATTCCAGATGCTCATGATACCAGCGGTCCATATCCAGCGCCAATTGCAGAATATCCTGCCGCATGAAGATCGCAAAGGGAGCAGATCGTATCACCGTCTTGCCGTAATAATTGCAACCATGATCGATCAGCGCCTCTTCACGCTGTCCCCCTTCGCTTGCCATGATTCCAAGGTAAGGACTGCTGTTATGGTTCTTCGCCCAGTCGTCGCAAGGTTTCTCTTTTAGCCAGTAACAACACTCATTCGAAATTTTAATGTCCGGCTCAGGCTTGCCATAGTTGACACCCTCGTTCTCGTTTTCATAACCGCCGAACAGTCGTAACCATTTCTGCGGCAACTGCATGCGGCTGTTCTTGGCATAATGCCCCTGTGCACCGCATTCGCCGGTGATGATCGCATGCCGCACCGTTTTATTGTTCTCTGTCGGGTTCTGTAGCGTATTGATCCGCCCCGCGATTTTTTTGCTGATCACCGGAAATCCAAGCTCATTCAAGATCGTGACCTTGCTCTTATACGATTTCACAATTTCAAGCCCCAGTGCTCTATGTACCTTCTGGATACTCTGATCCTCAATACCTGACACCGTAATGCCTGTAACATGGATGCCGATGCTATGCAGCCAGATATACAGCGTAATGCTGTCCAATCCGCCGACGCTCACATGGCAGCTCTTATCCTGGCTTTCCATCTCCGTCCAGAACTCCCATGCTCTTCTGGCCTGACGACGAACTTTCACTTCATACGGCAGATTCTGCTTTGCCGTGAAGATTGCTCTCTGTACCTTTTTCTGTTTTTTCCATTCTTCCGTGCTTAATTCTCCCATTATTTCAAGAAGCCCGGTATACCCTTGCCCCGGCCGGAGGCTGGCTCCTTTCTTTTCGTTTTACATTTGCACTTTAGCCCCGCATCGTGGGCATAATTTCGATTTTTCTGGCTTTTCGAAAATTTCACTGTCCTTTCTCTTCATACTCAGCACATAATCTTCCCCCAGAAACTCAAGCGTATACACCCCATCCGGCGGGCATGCGTCCTGATGCTTCTCGATGAACCAGTCGAATACGGCTCTGATGGCCATATCGGTCACATCTTCCTTCTCTCCAACCCATTCATCACCCCGAAGGGTACCGTAATAGATTATTCCAGTGATCGGGCTTACGCCCATTGCCTTTTTAGCTTCTTTTTTCGTTTTTCCCATGGTTCCTGCTCCATTCCTTCAGATACTGTTCCTGCTCCCGGTCCTCTTCCGGATCCTTCGGACGCTCTGGCCGGTTCAGTAACCACGACGCCGCACAGATGATCCCCCCGCAAAACACGATGATTCCAATCACTGCCATCTACTCCTCCTCTCTGCCCTTCCAGCAGCGTTCCAGTTCTTCCAGGACTGCCATGCATACCTGGTTTACAAACTCTCCATTTCCGAACGTTTTCGCAAGCTGAGAGCATTCCCGAACACTCTCCTCATAATCCTGTTCTTTTCCTGGCCGATCATAATACTTCTTGAAGAATCGCCAGACCTCTGTAAAGAATTTAAAATAATTCATCATGGCAGCTCCTCAATCTTGATGTAAATGCCTGGGATGCGCGCCCAGAACTTTTCCACGATCTCTGACGCAACCAGTGCATCATCTTTCCAGAATCCTACCGTCGTCATGCAATCTTTCAGCAGCTTCTGCAGGTTATCGGTGTCAGGCTTTGTAGTCCGGTATTCTCCGTCCTTATGTTTCTCTCCCTGCGGGAAGCACCACTTTGTAACCAGGCGTACACCTTTCTGGTACGGTTCCATGTCTTCTGGCTTATATTTACACAGATGCCCAATCAGTTTCTGCCGGGCTCTTTTTAATTCTGGTGTTTCGTAAAATACCGGTTTCCCATTTACGATTGCAACTTTATGTTCCTGATGTGTTATCGTCGGCGGGTTCATCGCCATAAAAAAAATCAATCATGATAATCAGCCCCTCTCCAAGTACCAGATTTTTTATCAAATGTGATGCAACCCCAAGATCTTAATTTGTCAGCAAC